CTATAAAGTCTGTATAATGGTCTGACACCTAACGGGTCTCTTGCTATATAAATGTTGTTGTTATTGCTTCTGTTATCATATAATACAAAAGAATAAACACCATCAAGCATATTTAACGTTTGTTCAATGCCATAATTAAGATATAAATGGATAATAACTTCACAATCTGAATCAGTAACAGGTTTAACATTCATATATTTATAAAGTTTTTTATAATTATAAATCTCTCCATTGCAAATCAATAAAACGTCTTTAATCAAAATTGGTTGGTTAGAACCAGAGTTTAAACCATTAATGGCCAGTCTATGAAATCCAATAACCATTTTCATATAATGATATTCTAATTTAGAATATTCAGGTCCTCTTCTTTTTCCTTTGTTAAATTGTTGCTTTATGATGTGTTTAAGGAGGTGGTCATCATTATTGGTATTTAAGAGAGCAAAAATGCCGCACATAATTATATAATTATGGGTAAATCTTTAAATTTATTAAATAATAATATATAAATATATCAAATGGCTCAACAATGTGTTTCAGACATTCACAATCAAACAAATAATAGAATTTATGATAGAAATTTGCCATCACAAATGTTACAACCATATTTAGATGTGAGACCAGTTATGACAAAATATTCTTATTTTCCAATAGTTGAACCAAGAAAGCAAATAAATGTGCCTCTTGTAAAAATGCCAACATATAATGTTCATGAAACGTTTAATCCAGGGAATACTCAATCACCTTGGTCAGGGTTTGCTTCAAATATAAATACCGAATCTGAATTAAGAAATCAAATATATGCATTACAAAAATGTAGTCAAGCAGTTTATGTTCCTAATTCTAGCAGTGATTTATATGCATATAAATTCCAAACAAAAACCCAACCAAACCCACATGAATTATTATTTAGGGATGAGACATTCGGAGATTTTAATCCAAATCCAGCGCCTGGATTATGCGGTTCTGGAATTTTTTATAATAATACAAGATGTCAATTGCGAGATATGACAAAACAAACATGTTAAGATAACATGTTAAGAATATAAATAAATTTTATAGAAAAAGAATAATCCATTTATTTGAAAAAATAATAAGTGATGATCCGCGATGCTAATATAGATTTGTCAAACAATTATATAGAAGCTGATAAGCTATTGATGCGTTCAATTAAATAGATATTCCTACTTTAGACAAATATTTTAAGCGAACTTCAAATAAGAAACAAAATCATATTAGTTTACCAAAGTCTAAAGTGTTATTGATATTATTAAATCTGAATTAAAAGATAAAGGTATAAAAAAGAATATTACTAATATTTATGAAGACAATACAAAAAATTAGAAATAAAAAAACTTTTAAAAACAATAGAATTAAACGTGGTTTTAGAAAATATAGAAAAACCATAAAACTAAAAAAAATAAATTGTAGTCCAAAACCTAAGGATGAAATAAATCATTTCACATGTTATACTAACAAAGACCTTATTCATTTAAGGGACCATTGGAATGCTAGACATCCTGACTCAAAAATAAATTCTAATTCGCCAAAAGAAATACATAACAAACTTACTGAATATCTTAAAGATATTTGCAATAATGAAGCTTGTTGGTTAAAACAAAAGACTGTATTTGGACATTTAGAAAGTGAAATTGCTGATTCCTTCGCACCAGAATCTCCAGATGAATGGAAAAAAAATCCTAATGAATGGTTATCTAGCACAGATATTATGAAAGTTATGAAACAATATGAGAAATCTTATAAATGTTTTGATTTTATTGGACCTACACCAATTAATTTTAACACTAGAAAATTATATGGTGAATGTGTTTGGGAAGAATTATGCAATTTTAATCTTGAAAAACTTATTAAAAAAGGAATAACAAAAATTGGCGTTATTTTTAATACTGATCCAGATTATAAACCTGGACAGCATTGGATATCAATGTTTATTAATATTAAAAAGAAAACTATATTTTTCTTTGATAGTACAGGCGACCCTGCACCAAAAGAAGTAAAACAATTAATCGATAAAATTATTGAACAAGGACATAACTTACCTAAACCCATTAACTTTAAAGTTGATAGTAATAAAGGTGTTGAACATCAATATGGCAATACTGAATGTGGTGTATATTCCATTTTTTTTATAGTTCATATGTTGGAAGATAAAATGACTGAACATTATTTAAAAACTCATATACTTAAAGATGAATATATACAAAAATTTAGACATATTTATTTCAACGATTCGTTATAAAAATATATAAAAACACAATGATATTATTATATATTTCAATGTCTGTTAGTATATTTAATACAAAAGATAACATTAAAATGTTATGGGATGTTATAAGCGACGAAGAAATATTTACATTCCTAACACATGATATTCAAAGTAAAATATATAATTTATTTTTAAATAACATCAATGGGTTTTTTGAAGCCGAGAGAAAAAAAACTAATTTATTAGTTGATTTGAATAAAAAGTATATTCTCCTTATTCTTAATCACATTAAAAGAACATATCCATATCAACCAAGTAAAATAAAAATACATAATGAACAACCGCAATTAAAAGAACTGATTACATTTGAAGACATACAAAATGATAGAAAAAGTCAATTTGAAAAGGATTTTAACAGGAGACAAGAAGAATTTGAAGATTCAATGACGTTAAAAGCACCACCTGTTCCAGAATTTTCTGACAAAACAACAGATAGACCTATAAAAGAGATGGATAAAATTCTTAAAGAAATGCAGGCACAGCGTAATTATGAAGTTGAGCAGATAAATAGATCTTATAATACAACTAATGAAATAGACAACTGGCTAAAACCGCAAGAGACTTCTTTAAAATCAGAAAAATTTGAAGCTAAATTGGAACAACCACAAATTAATAATAGATTTAACTATTCAAATGAACTAGATCAAAAATTAAGTCCTAAAAAGAATGTAACATTTAACACTAACGATCAAGTGAATACATTTATATCAGAACCAGATGCAGAAGATGAAGAAGATATGAGTATATTTGCAAAGCTAAAAAAAGTCAATAAAAAAGAAGACAATATTAGATTGGAAATTCAAGAACAGCAACTAATATATAATGAAAACGAAGATAGAATCGCAAAGTTAGAGAGAAGTGTACTAAATTTAAATGATAAAATGGATAAAATACTTGCAATATTATCTAACCATAATAAAAAGGAATTTTAAATTATTGCATCAATATATGGATTGGAGAAGAGTGATATTTTTTGCATAGAGGGAGGGATGTCTTTGTTATCCATTTATATTTTGGCTAGTTTCTGTTGTAGTCAAAATATTAGAAGTATTTGATTTAATGACTTGTGTTGAAGTCTAAATTCTATAAGACCTTTGGACATTACAATTTCGTGTCATCCAAATTCATCTCATCATTTTTCATATAAACAAAATTTATATTATAATCAATTTTTTTTAGTTCATTTACTTGGTGTAATAACTTCTTGTAAATACAAATATTGTTCAGGTAAAACCTTTAATGGTTCTTTAGTTGGTAAAAACCATGTTCACACGAAACATTAAAAAACCCATCATTATATTGTTTTTCCCAATATGAAGTCAATTAATAATAATTCAAGTTTATATTTAAATTATTATTAAATTTATTGATTTATTTATTAACTAATTGTTTAAAAACTCTCTGGCCTTTTTCATCAGTTTCATATGTACCAACTTGAACAGGTATAATACTTGGATCCTTTAATGCAGCTTCGTATGATTTAAAATCATAAATATTTAAGACATTGTCACTAACTCTACGGTAAACATATTTTACACCATTAATTGTAACAGGCTTACCAACCCATTCGACTGCCACTTTATTTGCTAAAGCAGTTGTATCATTTTGTTGTTCAGCATAATCTGGAACATATGAATACTTATCAATTGTTGGATCGCCAAAATTAACACATTTACCATTAGAATAAATGTAACAATCAAAAGAAGATTCTTTAATTGCTTCGGTCAGTTGTTCAGTTAAATTAGCTTTAATACTTGATATTTCAAATAAATATTGGTCACTTGTTTGTGGCGTTTTAGGAGCAGTTTTACTTAAATCCTTTTTTTTCAACTCAATAGCCTCATCTGATTTTAATTGTGCTTCAGTAAACACCATCAAATAAACAAATACTTCAACTGTTTGTAATGCTTGTGGTAAATCTTTGTGACTACAAATACGTCTAGCGCGTCCAATGACTTGTTCAGAACGAACAGGATGCCAATAAGGGTCCATTAAATGTACATAACGAGTATTACGCAAATTAATACCTTCAGAACCAGACGATGTAATCATAAAAACTTTAATAACTTCGCCCATATTATTATTTCTATATTTAGATTTGAGAACAGAACCAATACTGTCTGGTATATCATCCCATTCTCCATTATAAATTTTACGCACAATTTCTTTTTCTTCAACTGTTTCAGTTCCGGTATATAGTCCATAAGTTGGTTTGCCTTCATCAGCTTCTGGTATATCAATTTTCCATAATCCAGCTGAATTCTTTTTAATTTTAAATTGCGTAAATCCATTTTTATTCAAAACAAGTGTAAATAAACCAATGCCCTCGGCAGTTCTAAATTGACTGTAAACAAGATGGAGACCTTGATATTCAGGGTCTTGAATATTTTCAAGAACATGTAAAAATTTAGGGCTATATGTTTGTAAAGCTTCAGGCGTAAAAAAATCATTTGAGTGTTCTTCCATTTCTTTTATTTTATTTTGTAAACGTTCAGTATAAGTAGTTCCTCCGACATCTTCCATCACTTCATCGCCTTCAATTTCGCCTTCTCTATTATCTTGAACATCTTGTTTCAACTCCACTTTTTTACCTTCTTTTAATGCGGCAACAATATTGCTTTCTTCTTCTTCTTTTCCTTCTTCCTTTATTTCTTCCTTCTTTTTTGCTCTAATAGGAATTGGTCTGTCAGGAATAATAAAATTACAAAATAAACGAGAGAAAATACGATAGGTTGATGCTTTATCTTCATAATCTTCCGACATTCCTTGTTTAGGTTTCTTTTTCTCAAGTTTACGTTCTTCTACACGAGCAGCTTCGTATACTTTAAATTGAACATCACTCATTGGGACTCTAACTATATGATAATCTACACCCAGTTGTTTATTAAATCTTGGTAATAAACTTTCTTGAGCACTTCTAAAGTAAGAAGAAAGACCTAAAATTCTACGTTTGACAGCATCAGAATTTTTAAGTTTACGTGTTGTTTCATCAACATACCTAGCAACAAACTCATCAAATGAGTCGGGTAATGCTTTTCTATATTTGATTTCGATACCATCAGCTATAATATCAATGTCGTTTCTTCTGAGAATAGATATAATTTTTCTCTCAAAATCATCGTCTGAAATAAATTCTATATCTAATTCAGTTTCTCCGCTATCAGTTCGCTTATTATTTGAGACACCTTGATAACCAGATTCTTTCTTAATTTTATTTTTAAATCCAAATGGATTTCTGGTGATAGTAAGCATTTTACTGGATGGTGAGTAATCTAAATAATCTAATGTCTTCTCTCCAAGTAATATTTCTTGAAGTGAATGTTTATCAATCTTCTTATTTGTATTTACAACTAATGGTATTTTCCATGTCTTGATATAACCTCTTAAAATATTGAAGAGAATGCCAAATTCATTTGGATAGTTAATAACAGGAGTACCTGAAAGTAATACAATCCTAGCATTTTTGGCACTTAAAAGCATTTCATATAATTTTGGTGCTAAATTATCTGGGTAACGTTCTTTTTCTCCGCGTTTGGTTTCAGCTATAGGTTTTTCCCTCTTTAATTTATTTACTATTCTGCTAATAAAATTATGGGCTTCGTCGATGATGACAACCTTGTTATCAAATATGTTCTTAGTATATCCAGATGTCATTTCTTCTAATCTTTTTTCACGTAAACCATTATAATTTATAAATTTATATTTTTGGCGAATCATTTCATTTAATTGTTGTTCTAAAACTTGTTTATTTGCGTCACTTAAATCATCGTAATTAGATTTCTTTTTGATATTGACAAAAAAAGCACCTCCATGTCTTTGAATAAATTCTTGAGGTAAATTTAAAATAGCCGACATTGTTGTAAGAGATTCAGGATGTTGTTCGAGAGAAATCCATTCCCAAAATTGATTTTTCTTATATAATAAGTCACCGCATTTCTTTAACTCACCAATATAGTTAGCTTGCAAAGATGCTGGAGTCATAATAATGATATTTTTAGAGTCTTTCATACCTTCAGCAATAGCAATACTTGTACACGTTTTACCTGAACCTAAACCATGATATAATAATAGACCTCTATAAGGCGTATAAAGATTCATATAATCTCTAACAATCTTTTGATGAGTTAATAGAGAGAAATCAGATGACGTTTTACCTATAACATCACAAGAGATATTTTCTCTATTTTCTTCTAATTCACGTTTATATGGTTCAAATAATGAATTAATGAAATTGACAAAAATCTCTCTATTATTCATTACATAACTTGAAACTTTAATATTAATTGGAGGATTCTTCTTAGGCAAACGTTTTTTTAAATCTGTATCTCCCATTTCAACAACAACTTCTGGTCCTAATTTAGCAACTCCTTTTTCGGGTTTCTCAGTTTTTCGCTTCTTCGCTTTTGGTGGTATAATAGGAATAACGTCTTTTTTCTCTAAAACATATTCTTCTGGTGAATCTTCTTTTTCTTTAAATACAACCTTCTTTTTAGGTTTCATAACAAATTCTTCTTCCTCTTCTTTCTTTTCTTCTTCATCGTCATCTTCAATTATCAAAGGTTTTTGAACGTCGATTTTTTTTGCTTTCTTAACTGGTGGTTTAGGCACTGGTTCAATTTCTTTTATTCCAACTTCTAAAACAGGTTTGACACTAACTTTCGTCTTCTTACTCTCTGCTAATTTTTTAAAAAGTGTTTCCATATCATAACCTTCTTGCGTTTTATCAATAATTATTGGTCGTTTAAATTGTGTTTCTTCTTCAGGTTCCTCA